GCATAAGGTTCGCAGATAAAGACCATGTTTGGATAGACGGCAAGCAGTACATTTCTTTGCGGCGGTTTGGTGAAGCAATCCATGAAGCGTACACAGAAAGAAAGAAAAGCGAAGAAGAAAGCGAGAAAGAAGAATGAGTGAAAACAACAACGGTGGCGCAAAAATAGACACACAATTTGCAAAGTTGTTACTTGCAAGCATATTAAATACTCAAAAAATTCTACTTGCGTCAGAAGCGGCAAGGGTTGGTTTGTATAGTGAAGAAGCATACAAAAAGTTTTTGGTTTCCGTAATAACAGTATTGCCAGAAAACAAAGATTTGTTTGCAGAAGAATAACGCAGAAAGCCGTCCTTGATTGGGCGGTTTTCTTTTTTGTTGACAATCAGCGCAGAAAGCATATAATAGCACTATGACAACTGACAGAACGTGCAGAACGTGTTGCTGGCACGATGATTTCAGCGCGGTATGCTTCAACGGTGATAGTCCATACAGGGCTGATTTCACCGACAACACGCAGAAGTGTCCAGCATGGGAGCAGAACAGAACAGAAAGCAGAACAGCGCAGAAGAAGAAGCGCAGAAGCAAGCAGAAAGAGGACAGAAAGAGGTCTTGGCGGCTGCTGACTGACGGCTGACGCGCCGTGGGCTGACAGATAGGCTGACGCTGGCGGCGCGGTGCTATCAGTCTATTAAGGTTGTTTGGAATGTTCCATACAAGTTAAGGGTATGTATGCCTTGCACGGTATAGCAACGTTGCGAGTGATACATACATTTGAACGCTTGCTACATTCTCGCGCCGTTTTTTAAGGCTATACGCCGTCAAAACGATGTGCGGAGTATAAACATACTGCTATACTTTTTAGCCGCTTGTATATGCCTTAAAATGGCTCACAAGCGATATTGAACAAAATTAGTCTTTTGGCGTTGACGGTGGGACGATCATAGCAACGCACACAACGGCATTTAATGAGCCTCTACGCCGTCAATACTCCGCTTGCCATATACGGATATGAGATAGCAGCTTGCAAGCCTGAAAACGCAAAAAAAGCGGCTAACCGCTTGTTAGACGGCTAACCGCTTGTTTGGTATTCTGTTTTAGTTACCACTTGCAATGATAACGCAATTGTCCATTTTCAGCGCGTCAATGACTGTTGCGCCGTATGCTTGATATACTTCTACGCTGCCGGGAATGTTTGGGTATCTGTTATGTGAAAATTCAAACTTGATCGGCGCGTTATCGTCAAAACGTGCTAACAGTCTTTTCAAGTCTTTTACTGTCATTGTATCAACTCCATTCATTGTAAAGTTTTTCTATCTTGCTATCAATGCCCGATAATGTGCGGTTTGTAGCTGCATGGCGGCTTGCAAGGCTTGTTAGCTTGCTACTGATAGTTGATCGTCTTTTTTCGCTTGCGTTCTTGTATTCTTGCCTTAAATCAGCTTGTTCTTGTTCGATACAATCAAGTAGTATCATGTATTCTTGCTTTTGGGCTTGCAAGCGGCTAATTTCGGCTTGCTTGAAATAGTCCGGCACTTGTTCCTCCGCTTTAGGTTTATACGGTGGTAATGTATAGTCTGCTATGGCGTAATTGGTTGTTTCAATCGTTTCGGGCTGCTGATAGTCTGCTATGCTATAGGGATAGCGTTTACAATGTAGCTTGATACGCTTGTATAGCCGCCAAACGGCGAAAATCAGTATTAGATACAACATAAGCGTTTTACCGTTCAAAGCGGCTATAAAGATATGAGATAGCGGCTATTTCGGTATCAAAGCGATTAAGTGTATCTTTGTGTTTATAGCCGTTCAATTCAATATAGCGGTTCTTCCTTTGCATAGCCTCTTTTTTAGCAGTATCAAGAATATCGAAAATATCAGACTTTGTATACGTCTTTTCCATTTTGCATTTCCTCCGTTCAACAAACAATTCTTACATCGTTTTCTCTAACTGCTGTTGTGTTTGTAAATTTTGCGGGTTTATCTATTAGCAAGCCTATGTTATAATCTACATCAACAACAGTATATTCTTTCCCACCATAAATCACGCGCTTGTTTTGCCAAAAGGCTTTTTTTGCTTTGTAATAGTCTTTATAATCCATTGTTAAACCTCCATAATTTCCAGCACGTTACTTTTTAATTCTTTCCTTATATCCGTTTTGCAAAGTGAAAACATTTCGATAATTCCGTAACATTTCGTTTTTACCCAATAGCGTTTTAGATATTCTCTATACGGAATTGCCCAACCTCCACACTTGAAAAGCGGGTTTTGTGTTGCTATGTGTAAATCCTTTAGAGGTTTAATATCGCCATTATCAGCAGCTATTAACGCTTTGGGCAATCTGTTTTCAAGCACGTTTTCAAAAGGTTGAATATCCCAATTAACAAACTTGTAATGTGTCATTGTTATAGCCTCCTATCAATAATAGGTGTTTTCCGCTTTTCCAGCTTGATAAACTCTAACCATTTCGCAGTCCGGCGAAAATTCGATATAAAGCGGATTGTAATAATTGTCACCGTCAACTCCGGACAAATAGCAAGTTTTGCCGTCTTTCGTATCATAGCTATATGTGATAGGGCAAAAAAACGGATTGCCTAAAGCTAAAAATTGTTCGATTGCATAGTTTTTGCCGTCAAAAGTGAAATAGTCCAAATATAAACCGTTTTCAGGGTTGAATTGGTCGGCATAGGGTTTATATCCGTTTTCGTCTTGCACATAATCCCAAAGCGCGTTACGCTTGCAAGGGCTGTAGTTGTGCTTAATGCTAATCCAGCGTGACAGCCGGATAAATTCAACCGTTCCGGCATTTTCCCAACTGCTACAACCTAAAGCGGACTTATTCATAATAATAGTTTTCATTGTTTCAGCCTCCAATCTTTAGCAGTTGTCCGCAACCATACGGACGGCATAACGGACGCGACGCGCAGCTTGATTCAATGCGCGTGCTTGAGTATCAAGCCATTCTTCGCGGCTATTAGGTTTACGTTCGCCGTTGCGCGTCTTTTTCAGCTCCGACGGGTTGCAAAGTCTTTCGGCAATATCGCCGTCATAGATTAACGAGCAACCCCCCCAACTGTATTGACTCCAATCTGATGCGCCGTTAAGCATTTGACGATCAAGCATTTTCGGCGCGTTCAAGTCCTCCAAGGGAAAATAGCCGTCATTTATAGCCGCGTCCAAGTCCTCCAGCAGTTCCAGCGCGTACAGCTTAACGCCATTGTTCCACGCGCCGCGGCTTGTGTTCTTTTCGATATAGTCCGCGATTTTCTCACAAATAGGATTGTGATACATAATATGTTACCTCCAAAAATTTATTAGTTGGTCTGATAGGTTTTTGTGTGGTATAGTGTCCGTGACTGCTGCAACAGTTGCGGACACAACTATTTATTTTTGCTTTTGGCTTTTGGCTATGTCTGCGCGGATTAACGATTTGATATAGCCCGTTTTTGATTGTTCCGTTTTCAGCTTGTCTAAAATGTCTTTGTCGTATTTGTTATTGAATTTCAAGTGAACGCTTGTAGTATTGGCTTTGTCATACTTTTGTTGTGCCGTGCTACTACTCATTAGCAAGCCTCCTTTGCAAGTTTGTTATACGCCTTGATCGCGTCGCGCTTGCTATACCACATATAACGCATTGTTCCGGCAACACCGTGAATTTCATAGTTTCCAGCGCCGTCTTCCCAAATGCTTGTAATATAGCGGTGGTTCGGTTCGTTTTCAATCAAGCTATATCCAAACGGCTTGATTGACTTGATAATTTCCATTGGGCTTTTGTTCATGCTCTTTTGCCTCCATATCGTTTATTTGGTTGTTTGCCTCCTTGCAAGTCTACAATACACTATGTGTACACTAATGTCAACACTTATTTTGGAAAAAGATTGACAACTTTTTAACAATCTATCCGTCTGCTAGTCCGGCAACAAATCAGCAGCCAACCAACCAAACAACAACCATGATCGGCATATCTGGACTAGCAGCCGGACACAACAAGAGTATACACTATTTTATGTGTACTCTATTTTTTGCTTGTGTACTGATATATATTTTTATGTGTACTGCTATTTTCGCTATGCTATGTGTATACTGTATGTGTACTGTTATATTAACAAAATTAATCCATTTTCCAAAATCATTCAAAAGTAATAATAACATATCAACTATCAGCCATATTACTAAAATTAATAGCTTTTCGGTTGTCGATTAGTTTTATTAATATCTAATCATGATCTAGCATTACAAAATGGAATGGTTGCTATGAATGTTTGGAATAGTGGATATAGGCTAACCCTATAACCTACTCACCTACTATGCGTATAGGTTATAGCTTTTCCGTCAAAATAACCAAACAATCATACTAAAGCATACCAAAATAGCCGGAATAATTGAACAAAATAATGATTTAGTTCAATCGCTACAAAGAGCATACACAACATATAGTGTTAAGCATAGCATAGACACAATATATTGATAGACTATACCTATGGGGGAATATCAATAGACTATTTTAGGCTGGGTTAGTGCCCCAAATACGGAAAGTAAAAAACCAAAAATTAGTCTAAGAAGCTCAAAAAGTAAGAAGAATAGGCAGAACAAAACTAAATAAAGGGGTATTTAGATTTGAGAATAAGAAAAACGCTAGATTTAGCTTATAAGGCTTATAATAAGTAATAATAATATAATATTATTATATATAAATATAAATAATAAAAAAATAACAGTCCTTTCTCTTTTTCTTTTGGTACTTTTCTTTTTCTCTTTGCGATTTTGCTTTGGTGGTTTTCACACTTTGGCTCAGCTTGCTGTTGACATTCAGCTTGGGGTTTTAGAAAGGGCGCGGCGGGAGATTGGGCTTGACAGAGGATGTTGGGTAGGCTATACTGCATGACCAACATAGGGGTAGGTAGTGCGGAGGTGGGAGTATGAAACTGACAAATTGCAAAGTGCTGTTTGGTGATGTTGAGATCAAGAGCCGAGACATTGTTTCCATCGGGGTAAACTGTGGAATTTTGGAGATACGGACAAAGGAGTATGTCGGCAAGGTTGTTGGGAGATATGCAAGGGAGACAAGATACACGGTGAACCTTGACGATGTTGAGTTCGTAGCTGACTGACAAGGCGGTGTTCTGATGGATAATGGGAAAGCGTTGTTGAAAGAGTGGCAAGACAGGTTGGGATTGCAAGATTGGCATATCAAGCTGGTTGACGGTTGCGCTCCAGATGAAATGGCTCTTGAAAACTGCAACGGTTGCACGGAGTGGACGGAAAGTGCAAAGACGGCAAGAATCGAAATTCTTGACGAGAAGTATTACGGCAAGCGGATTGTTCCGTATGACTACGAAAAAACGCTTGTTCACGAACTGCTGCACTTGAAAACGTGCCTTGTTTCTGATGGCGTTGGCGAATTGCAAGAGCGCGTGATGCACCAAATGATTGACGATTTGGCAAAGGCGTTTGTAAGTGCAAAGAGATTTGGGAGCGCAAACAAGCCGCGTTAGGTTTTAGGTGATGCTGATGGCTGACAAGGTGCTTGAACTGAAAACCGCGCTGTTGAGCAAGGGCAACTGCGGGATGTTGACTGATTGCTTGGAACTCTGCAAGGCTGACGGAGACTATCAGACGGCAAAGGCGGTGTTGTCGAAAGCGGCAGAGTTGATTCAGAGCGGCAAAGCTGATGCGGCGGTGATAGCTGACGATGCGCTGTTGTTCCTTGCCCCTGTTGACTTTGACAGCTACTTGCGGTACACGGAGAAAGACAGAGCGTTTGAGAAGTCGTTCTATGCACCGAGGCGCAAGCAGTTGAAGCCGCTGGTCGATGCGTTGCAAGACTTGGCTGACGGCAAGTTGGAACTGCTGACAATAAGTCTCCCACCCGGTGTCGGAAAGACGAGTACGGCTTTGTTCTACCTCTCATGGCTTGCTGGTAGGCATCCAGAGCAACCGATTCTGACGGGTTCACACTCTGCATCGTTTGTCGCTGGCACTTATGGCGAGATACTACGCCTGTTGGACGATAACGGTGAATACCATTGGCATGAAGTGTTCCCAAATTTGGCTATCACCTACACCAACGCAAAGGACTTGCTTATCGACATTGGTGAGAGCGGGAGCAAAGGCAAGCGTTTCGCCACATTCGAGTTCACCTCAACGGGTGCTGGCAACGCGGGTAAGTTGAGAGCGGGGCAGTTGCTTTACTGCGACGATCTAATCCCCGACCTGGAAACTGCGCTTTCCGCTGAACGCCTTGAAAAGCTGTGGCAGCAGTACACCACGGATTTGAGACAGCGCAAGATTGGTGGATGCTCTGAACTCCACATAGCGACCCGCTGGGCAACAAAGGACGTGATTGGGCGCTTGGAGTTGCAGTATGAGGGTTCAGACAAGGCGCGGTTTATCAATCTCCCCGCATTGGACGAAAACGATGAATCGAACTTTGACTACCCTATCGCTGCGGGATTCTCCACGAAGTTCTACCATGAGCAACGCGAAATCATGGATGATATTTCGTGGAAAGCGTTGTACATGGGTCAATGCGTAGACCGCGAGGGACGGCTATACTCCCCCGATGAACTGCGGTACTACTTTGAGTTGCCGGAGCAAGAGCCGGACGCGATTATCGCGGTGTGCGACACCAAGGAACAGGGGCAAGACTACTGCGTAATGCCTGTTGCCTACCAATACGGTCAAGATTTCTACATTGACGCTATGGTTTGCGACAACGGCAAAGTGGAGTTGATTGAGCGGCGCATAGCGCAGTTGCT